CCGGACCCAAGCGCGGCCTTCCCGAACGAGGAATTTTTTCTAGACCGTAAAACCACAGAGAACAGAGACATCGTTGAATGGGAATGTTGCGCTGCTTTTGATCTCGTTAATGTTCGTGTTCCTTTACGCCAAGTGACCCGAACCGATTTCCCCGGTGTTGGTACTTTTATTTAGTTATGAACTGGAAAGAATCAGCATTAATTCACGCAAAAGAAACAAACACAAAAGAAGTTTGCGGCCTTATTTGCATTGTTAAAGGTAGAAAGAAATATTGGCCTTGT